GCAGGTGGTTGACCAAGCGCGCAACATTGATACGATCCAGAGCCGTCTCGAGATTGTGACGAGTCTTCTGACCCATGACCACCAGACCACGGTTTGGCATGTAGGCGATTGGATTGATGTTGTTGAGTGCTAGGATGTTGCGCTGACCCTCGTTGAGGAACGCTGCCTTGAACTCACCTTCTTCGTCCAGATAACCCACGCTCGATGCGTTGCTGACGATACCACGGGTAAAGCCTGCTGGAGCCAACCAAGGGTAGCTGATGCTGTCGCTGTATGCCAGGGTACGCAGAGCAATCGTGCTCGGCGGAACCATGATCTCGTTGCCATCGACGTTGGTGCTGAGACCCCATGGATAGTACATGCCCACATATGGATTGCGAGTCGACACGCCAGCTTCGCTGTTGCCGTTGTTGGCATTCTTGCCAAACGTCTCGAGAGCCACACCAGTGTTCTTCAAGCGCGCTGGAGTATCACCAACCACGAAAGCAACTTCCTTCATGTCAGTGTTCAGCGTGACCATTTCATCAATGAGCTCAATGTAGCCAGGAGCCGCAAGGAGGTTGAAGTAGATGGTCTCTGCGCGAAGATCCTCATTGCTGCTGATCGTCTCGGCCAGCTTCTTGACAATCATCTGACGCTGAGCCTTGCGACCAAAGAACGGAACGCCGTTGGTCTGGTAACCCGAGTCATTGGTCCAGCGACCGCCCACGTACTTCTTTACGTCGTTGGTGGAGTCCGCAAGATCAAACAACTTCATACCGTTGCTGTAGTTGAGTGGTGCGGTGTTGGTGTTCTCACCAAACGCAATACCATCAATTGGATCGATGTTGTTTTCAACATTGATCGCCTTCCACAGGTTGTTGCTGCGGCGGTACATCTTGGGAAAGTTCTCAGTGTCCGTTGTGTCGACCCAGAGATCGTTGTCCACAAGTGCGGCACCGGTGCTCTGGCTGACTGGCTGGCTACCCGAGAGGATAACACCATTGACGTCAGTGCTAGGATAGAAAGTGCGGTAGGAGACCCAGTTGCCATCCTTAGCGACCTTGATGTTCACGCTGAGGTTGACATTGTTGTACCAGAGCGTGCCTTCTTCTGGCTCGCTGGTTGGCTCTTCGCTGTCCGACACTTCACCCAGTGGAACCCAAGCCGTACCGTTGTAGCGACGGAACTCAAAAGTTGCCGTTGCGTCCTCGTGGCTCAGATATACTGCGCCCGATACGTTACCCAGGCTGGCTTCACGGCTGCTCGAGTAGATTGGAACCAGGGTCTCTTCCCACGCGCCGCTTGCGACGTTGTAGGTCTTGAGAGTCCAAGTTGCCGCTGCGGTGATCGAAGTCACAACATTTGGCGTCTCGAGAACCAAGATGTCACCGGCCGCGCCAGTTGCTGGGCGGTAGGTGTTAAAGGTCAGGCTGGCGTTCTTGGCAGTCTTCCAAGCGGCATCACCGACGAGCATCCACGTTCCACCAAGCTTCTGGTAGAGGTGCTTCTTGCTCGTGTTGACGACCATCGCAAGATCGCTGTTTACGCCAATGTTGTCTGCTGGCAAGTAAGCACCATCAATGGGCGCTGCCAGGTCATCAGTGCTGCTGAGCACGTAAAGATCGCGCTCAATCCACTCACTGCCCGAGAACTCATAAACGCCCCAGGTGTTGTTCTGGGTGTCCAGCCAGTTCGTACCATGAGCTGCATCCGCACGTGGTGCGGTTGCCTTGGGCTGAAGCTGACTATAGTCGATCGCTGCGCGGACCACATAGGCACGGTTAGCAACACCTAGGTACTGATAAGCGGCATGAAGACCGAATTCGTTGAGTTCGTAACCGTGAACGGACGATCCGTTCTTGGTGTAGAAGATCGGGTTACCGAACGTCTGCAACAACTCTCGCTGACTCGTGATGGGGTAGGGCTTGTTCGCATTTTCAGGCAGAGTGCCTGGCGCCACAGCGGTACCCGAAGGCAACGTCTTGTATTCGTGGGTGCCGATAATGATCAGCGGAACAGTGCCTACACCAGCCGATGCGTAGTTGGTTTCGTCAGTAACGGTAACGCTCGTACCGGCCGACACTAGAGGATATACCATGTTCCAGCCCCTTCGCAAT